CATGGTTCTAGGCGGGATGGGATACGCGCACATCATACGGCGTTCCGGGACCGGAGTGGCTGTTGAGTTTGAATCACTCAACCCGGACCAGGTGACGCCGGATCGCGACAAGCAAAGGCGGCTGATTTATGTCGTCAAGCAAGGAAATTCGCCATCAAAGAAATTCACGGTCGAGCGCGGTAAGCCGCAAGACATCCTGAATCTGCGCGGTCTTGGGTGGGACGGGATTCGTGGTTACTCCGTAATTACGATGGCGCGGCAAAGCATCGGCAGCGCGATTGCCATGGACCGCTATACCGGCGGGTTCTTTGCTAAGGGCGGGCGGTTGCCGTACGTTCTCAAGGGGCCGCGCTTCGTGAGCGATGCGGAGTTTGATAAATGGCGTGCTGATTGGGAAAAGATTTACTCGGACCCGTGGCGTGCACCGATCATGGAGCCGCAGTGGGAATACAAAACAATCGGCATGAACGCTACGGACGCGCAGTTGCTTGAGACGCGGCAATTCACCGTATCGGAAATATGCCGATGGTTCAGCGTCTCTCCGAACCTGGTCCAAGACCTCAGCCGCGCGACGTTCAGCAACATTGAGAACCTTGCGCTCCAGTTCGTGAAATTCACGATGCTGCCGTGGCTGACTCGGTGGGAGCAAAGTCTATGGCGCTGCGTGCTGACACCGGAAGAGCAAGCGCAGGGCTATTACTTCAAGCACGACACGAAGGCGCTTGAGCGCGGCGATTTTGCCTCGCGGTGCGCTGGTTACGCCACGATGTTGCAGAACGGCGTGTGGTGTGTTGATGAGGTCCGTGACTTCGAGGACCAGAACCCGATTGATGGCGGCGAAGACCACCACATTCAATTGAACATGCAGACCCTTCCGGGCGGCACACCTACGGCGGCACAGCAGGGTGCGCTGGTGAAGATCGGCACGAAGCCGCAGCAGTAAACCCCGTTTGAAAGGACGAGCGAAATGAAGCGCAAAGAAGACGCGTGTGCGTGCGATTGCGAAAACTGTCAAGCGGGCGACTGCTCAAGTTGCACGAACCCGGAATGCGAAGACGCGAATTGTGAGGGATGCCCCATGCAAGAAGACAAATCGAAAAAGCCAAACAAGGCAAAGACCGCAAGCGGCGCAAAGTCGCGCTTCGGCATGGAGATCAAGGCCATCTCCGAAACCGGAGAATTTGAGGGCCAGTTGTCGGTGTACAACGTCGTGGACCTCGGCAGCGATCTTGTCGAACCTGGCGCGTTCACGAAGTCTATCCAGGAGCGCGGAACGGAAATCCCGCTGCTATGGCAGCACAAGTCCGACAAGCCAATCGGCACGCTGGTGCTCATGGACGGACCCGACGCACTGCGCGTCAAGGGCAAACTCCTGATGGAACTGGACGACGCCAAGAAGGCGTATCTGCTCATCAAAAACCGCGTCATCAAAGGGCTGTCGATCGGCTTCGACACCATCAAGTCTGTCATGGAGGGAGCCGTCCGGCACTTGAAAGAGGTGCGTTTATGGGAAGGCTCCATAGTCACTTTCCCGATGCTGGAGCAGGCGTTTATTACGGCAGTGAAGGCCCGCGAGGAGCAAAAGGACGACTTCAACGAGGAGCTGGCCGAGAGGCAGTTGCGCGACGCGTTCTCGCAAATGATGGACGCGCTGTACGAATCGCTCCTGGAGTTGACGTGGGATCGCGACACCGCAAGTCCCGACAAACTAACGCAGGCCCAGGTCATCATTGAACAATTCAGCGCGGCCTATCTCTCCTACCTTCCGCAGTACCTGGACCTGCTCGATGCTTGGCGGCTGGAGTATGCGGGCAAGGAGCCATCCGAAGGCAAGGCGGGACGCACATTCAGCGCAAAGACCCGCGCCGCCATTCAGAAATGCATGGACACACACGAGGCGCACTGCAAAAGTATCGACGAACTTAAAGCACTCATGTCAGACGAAGCCGGCGAAGCCACTTCGGACGACAAGGCAGCCGCTAAACCGGAAAACACGAAAACAGCCGATGCCGGCGCAAGCCACTCGGAGAATTTCGACGAAGTGGGCGAAATGTACGCAACATTGCTCACTAACGAACTCAAGAACCGGAGACGATAAATGAACAAAGAGCAATTTGACGCGTTGGCGGCTGAACTGCGCGCCCAGGGCGAGAAGGCCGATAAGGAACGGGAGCAGTACGGATATGCCTTGTCTGAAACCAAGGCCAAGATCGAGGCCCTGCAAAAGCAGTATGACGCCATGGACGCAAAACTGTGCCAGGAGCGGGTCCGGCAGGACGAGGGAACTTCCTTTGAGAAGGAACTGAAGGAAAACGAGGGCCTGTCGCGCCTGATGCACGACAAAAAAGGCCAAGCCGTAATTCAGCTTTCGAGCAAGGGAACCCGCGAACTCCTGGAGCGCAAGACCACCATTACCACAGGGACCGGATCTCTGGGCGCCGCGCCGACCGCTGGCGTGATCCCGATCGAGTACGAACCCGGCCTGGTGCGCGAGGCGCGCCAGCAGTTGCGAATCCGTGACGTTCTGGCGTCGCGACCGACCGAAGCGCAGTTGATTAGTTTCGTTAAGGTCAACTCCCCCATGACCACGGCGTCGCCGCAGACCGAAGCGAGCGACAAGAAAGAAAACGCCGTCACGTTCACGGTGGTTACCGAGAAGGTCCGCACCATCGCAACGTGGGTTCCGGCTTCGCGGCAGGTGCTCGACGACATGACCGAGTTGATGTCGTTCCTGCAAGAGACGCTGCCGTATTACGTCAACATCGAAGAGGAGCTGCAGTTGCTCTCCGGTGACAACACTGGCGAGAATCTGCACGGACTCATCACGCAGGCGACCGCATTCGACACCACCCTGTTGAGCAATACGAAGGGCTGGAACAACATCGACCAGATCGGCCGCGTAATTCAGCAGATCACGGCGGCGAAGGAACTGGCCCCAACGTTCGTGGTCCTGCATCCGAACGACTGGTGGGCGATGCGGCTCCTGAAGGATTCGTATGGCCGCTACATCCTCGGAGATCCGCAGAACGGGGCGATGACGACGACGGGCTTTGGCGTAACCACGCCCAGGCTGAACATCTTCGACCTTGACGTGGTTCCGACCACGAGCATCACTGCGGGTACGTTCCTTGTTGGTAGCGGTAGTCCGATTGCATCGGTCATCCGCGATCGCATGGACATGCAGATCGACATCTCGACACAGCACAGCGACTACTTCGTGAAGAACCTCGTCGCCATCCGCGCAGAGAAGCGCGTCGTGCTTGTTACCAAGCGTCCGGCCAGCTACATCACCGGCACGTTCAACAACTCTCCCGCCTAACCCCTGACGGACTTGGGGCCGGGTAACTCCGGCCCCTTCTTTCAATTATGAAACTAATCGCACTTCGGCAACTCCACGGCGACTATGGCACGGTCACCTCTGGACAACAATTCGAGTGCCGCGACGACATCGGCAAGGAACTACTCAGGGCGCGGTTGGCGACCCCGGACGAGCCGCCGCCAGTCGCTTATGAGCATACGTCAAAGGTGATCTACTCCGTCAAGGTGATTACGCCAGAGGTGCTCTTTCGTAACGTGCCTGTGCCTGACGCGCAACCGCCGTCAGTGGCTCCCGCAGGCGATACGGTGCTTTCAGGAGCAAATATATCAGAACCGCGAGTTGCTGATAATCAGCGACGGCGAAGACGTGCGCGACCTGCTCCCGGAGGATCAGAGGATAGGGCTTGTACACCTTGCGTCGCAGGAGACGATAGGGCGCAAGCGAAATTATGGCTGCTCGCGGGCCGCTGGCAACGTTATCGCGCATTGGGATGACGACGACTGGTCGCACCCGACGCGGTTGTCGGATCAGGTGGTGCGACTTGCCTCGTCGGGCAAGGCAGTTACTGGCTACAACACGATGCGCTTCACAGACGGTGTTTCGTCGTGGCGCTACCGGCGCTTGACATCGGAGCCATTCGCAATCGGCACGTCTCTCTGTTACCGCCGCGAGTTTTGGGCGGCGCACCAGTTCCCTGCCGTGCAGGTTGGAGAGGACGGCGTGTTTGTAACGAATGCCGCCGCGCTGAAGCAATTAATATCTGTTCCTGCCGTAACCCCGGACGGGACCGAATTGATGTGGGCCACGGTCCACCAGGACAACACAAGCCCGCGCCGATTGTCTGGCGCGAACTGGGAGCAGGTTGAGTCGCGATGACAATCAGGCTGTTTGACAAGGAAGAGCAGACCGTGCTGGCGCAGATCGAGGTTCCCGCCGAGATCCACTCTGAACCAACGCAAAAACCATATGCCTCGAACGATGGGCTAGTCCCAAAACCAGATGTCATTCGATGGAACGGGCGGTATTTCTTGAGTGCCGCCATGGTCGAATTGACGGGGCTTGGGGCAAGTGACTATTTCGAAATAAACGGTCACGAAGCATGAGCGTTTGGCTAACCATTCCATCCGCAAGAGACGCGGGCGGCACGATCCCGCTGTGGATTCGCAAGGGCTACAAGGTCGCCGTGTGGCGCGATACCGGCAACCTAATCCTCAGCGGCCAGGGAATCGTGCTGACGGGTCCATATCCCGGTTACGCCAAAGCTGTGAATGCGCTCGTGAAAGAGGCGATGGAGCGCGACCACGGGGCGACGTGGTTCGTGGCTGGCGGCGACGACACCGAGCCAGACCCAAGCCATTCTCCAGATGACATCGCGCTGGAATGCAGGCTGCATTTTGCGACCGACTGGATGGTTCTTGATGACCCGCTGCGGTCTACCTTCGGC